ATGTACGAATGGTTGAAAGACTATCGAAAGCTTGAAGAACAAATAACTTATCTTGAATACAATCTTAGTAAAACCAAACGAGAGTTAAGACGTTGGGAAAATTCATATGACTTAGGTAAGTACAAGCTAGAAGCTGAATCACTCGGTGCGAATGTAGAAGAAAAGATAGAAGCAATCGAATATGAATTAGCTCATAAATTAAATGATCTTTATGATTTGAAAAACCTTATTAGCACATTTGAAGGACTTGAATATAAAATACTTTATCGTAAGCATGTGGAAGGTAAGACACTTGAAACAATTGCCAATGAATTAAATTACAGTACCAACTATATTAAGATGAAACACGCTAATATTATGCGTATGATGCAATACGCTGAAAAAGTATCATCTAAGTAATGTATTAAAATAGTACCTTACTTTGTAGTGGCTGAAACTATTGAATAATCGAGATATTATAGGAGTATCAAAAAGCGCACGGAAATACGCTAAATAAATTTCCATTACAAAATAAACAGGTTCGCTTGTACGTGTATGTCAGAAACAAGTAAAAGACCACTCAATAAGGGTGGTCTTAGTTTAATAGAAAAGAACTTTAAACATCAAAGCAACAGCAACCAAACTCAAAATTGGTCCTACAACATGCGTTAGAATACCATGGTAAATTTTTTCAACCATAAAAGTTTCACCTCCTAAAATAATTGTAATTTATGTAGGTCTATTTTTCTATTAATTACACTTGTTTCCATGCTATTATGATTATATGTATGGAGGTGCTGATGATGGCTGGAACAATTGGTTTTTTTCTAACAGGTCCTAATGATACTGTTCAAGAGAAAATTGATAAGATTGTAAAAGAACATGAAACACTTAATCCGAGACATAAAGCTCTTGTAAAAATCCTTAATTCGACAACAGAAGATTGTGCTCCCGGAACAACTCAACACATATACAGTTTAGATTTGATACACGTTGATGATTTAAAGGACGAAGAATAATACATAAAAGTCGCACTCACTAAGAGTTGCGGCTTTTTATTATCTTTGTATTTCTTATAATGACAATCCATTCCATTTATCCTATGATATAGGTAGATGGGAGGTGTTTTGTGTTATGTATATTGTAACGGTTAATAAAACAAGAGATGTATTTGATGAAGCACTAAATGATAAAATTTCAGAATTAGAATTAAAAGGGAATGAAATTATTGATATTAAATTTACTTCCACATCAAGTAATAATTCTGCAATTATATTATCAGCTTTAGTAATGTATAAATAAAAAATAATTTTAAGGGTCACATCTAACAAGGTGTGGCTTTTTATTATGCCTAAAAAGGTGGTGAGAAGATCATGACCATGATTGTATACATGACACTAGCGTTGGACCTAATCATACGTGCACTATGTGTAATGTTGTTGATTGCTGGTATTGTTCATACAGTTGTTTCTATTGGAGAGAAAAAGAAAGCAGTTAATGAGCTCACTGTTATATCTAAACGGCTGCACATTCTTATGGACATTCCTATTAAGAAGGCTAGAGAGTTCATGAAGGGTAATGATAGTCACAAAGAGTAACACATGAACCATCATAAACCCAGTGATACCAAGGCTTTGGGTCCTTTCCCAGGAGGGAGGGGTTATGCGGGGCTAGCGACGCCCGCGGCTTGCCTGTTTTTATTTTAAAAATTTTACTTCGGAACTTCGGAATTGGAGGTGTGCAAAATGGATGGATTTAAGGAAGAGAACAATCAGGTTTTAGTATCAACAAAACGTCTTTGTGAACTACTTGAAGTAAGTGATAGAACGCTAACAGATTGGAAAAGACAAGGGTTGACGCAGCATGCTAGGGGTTGGTGGAATTTGCAACACGTCCTGAAATGGCGCGGTGAAATATACAATGCCGATTCCGAAGTGAGTAAATCCGCAAACCTTCAGCAAATGAAATTAGAAGCTGAAATTGCCTTCAAGCAGGCGCAAGCTGAATTAACTAAAATGAAAAATGAAATTGCTGAAGGGAAGTATATCGAGAAAGAAATTGTGGAAGCAGAATTGACTCGCTTCTTTTTAATTTTCAAAAAATCAGCTTTAATGTTGCCACGTAAATTGATGGGATTCGTTACTGGATATCTGGAACCACTGGAAGTTAGACGAGTGGAGCATCAAATGACAGAGCTTGTGAAAGATGCGTTGAATCAGATGAGTGTGGATGGTGTGTACAATGCCAAAAAGAAATAAACACAAACTGCCTGAGTTCATAAAAAAAGCGCTACAGTTTTTGAAGGCTCCAGAAAATTTAACAGTAAGTGAATGGGCTGAAAAGTATCGCAAGCTGGATGTGAAAACAAGTGCGATACCAGGTCCATGGCGAAACGAAATGACGCCTTATTTAGTTGAAATCATGGATGAATTTAACAACCCAGATACAGAAGAAATTGTATTCGTAAAGCCTACTCAAGTGGGTGGAACGGAAGTCTTGTTGAATGTCATTGGATATGTAGTGATGCAGGATCCAAACCCTGCAATGGTTGTTTATCCAACAGATGATTTAGCTGAGTCTATTTCAGAAAACCGTATACAGCCAATGTTTCAGTTGTCACAAGAATTGAACAAACGATTCAAGAAAAATGAATCAAACCGTTCCGAATTACAGTTTGATGGGATGTATCTTTCTTTGACTGGTGCAAATTCACCATCATCTTTATCTTCAAAAGCCATACGTTACTTGTTACTAGATGAAGTCGATAAATATCCAGGGGCATCTAAAAAAGAAGCAGATCCAATTAAATTAGCGCGTGAACGTACAAAAACCTTTCCGAATAGTAAATTATTCATTACTTCAACACCAACTGTTAGAACTGGCCATATAAATAAAGCAAAAGAAACATCAGACGTGATTAAACATTACTTTGTTCCATGTGTCCATTGTAACGAATTTATTGAGTTGAAATTCCAACAAATAAGATGGCCAAAAGAAGAAAGCATGAGTGAAGTGGATCGCGCTGAGTTTGCTAATTATGTATGCCAAGAATGCGGCTGTGTGATTACAGACCAGCATAAAATGCAGATGATTAAGCAAGGTAAATGGCAAGTTGTTCAGCAGCGTACACAATATCCACGAAAAGTTTGTTACTGGATGAATACTTTATATTCTCCCTTTGTTACATTTGGTGAAATAGCTAAAGAATTTTTAACAACAAAGAACGATCCAGAATCCTTTCAAAACTTCACGAATTCTTGGCTAGCTGAAGTATGGGAAGATACCAAATTGAAAACTAATGCAGATATGGTTAAGGAAAGACAAACTGATATTCCTGAATTTACGGTCCCAGAATGGGCCGAACTATTAACTGCAGGTGTCGATGTCCAGGAAACAAGTTTATACTATACAATTCGAGCTTGGGGAAAATATATGACTTCTCAATTAGTTGCGAAGGGCCAAGTGCCAAGTTTCACTGATATTGAAAACATCATGAATGCAGAATTTTATAAAGAGAATGGCGAAAGAATGATAGTAAATGCAGCTGGAATTGATTCAGGGGACCAAACCGATGAGGTGTATGATTTCTGTGCACGAAATAGTGAATGGGCTATCCCAATCAAAGGTGTTGGTGATGGACTTCATCACTTCCGCATTAGTATGGTCAATCGAACAACATCATCAGCGCATGGTATGCAATTAATTCTTATTGATGGTGGTAAATATAAAGACATGATTGCATCACGTATGAAAAAGAAAAACGGTACTGGATCATGGATGGTTTATAAAGGCATTGATGATGACTATGCGGAACAAGTTACTGCAGAACATAAAGTTAATGAAAAACGTAGTGGCCGAACCGTTTCTATATGGGTAAAGAAAACTTCCCATGCAGATAACCACTACCTTGATTGTGAGGTCTATGATTTTGCAATGGCGGATGTTTTAGGCGTTAGGACGTTGCATTTATTGCAAGAAGAAACACCACCTGAAGCGAATGTTAATGAGGTTGCTGAGGAATTTAATAATGATTGGCTGGGTGGTAATAAAAAATGGTTAGATGAGTTTTAAAAATGCCCCTGAGGTAACAGAGGCAAAGTCTATATTTTAACTAGTAATTTTAACACCAACAATTAAATCTTCATAGCCAAAGTCATCTGAATATATAACTTTTAAATAATTCTCATTTTCAAGATTTTTAAGGTATGCCTCAATAAGTTGATGATTATCCTGGCCATATATTTTGCAAGTTTCAATAATATCACCAAACGAAATAATAGAACCGTATTTAGCAAAAGGTTTGGCAGGGATATTTTTTAAGATATTGATTAAATTCATATAATCACCTCACTTTCAAAGTGATTATAACAAATTTTGGGAAGGAGTTGAGAGGCTATGAGTATTTTAGAACAATTGCAACAAGTAAACAATGCTATTGCAGCCATTGAAATAGGTGGTCAGGAATATCAAATCGGTTCAAGACGGTTGAAGCGTGCTGATTTATCCTTGCTTTATCAGCGACAAAAGGAATTACAAGGGCAGTTAGAGGCTGAAAAATCTGATGGTTTTGGCCTGGTCAACACATCTGTCGCTATATTTGATCGAAGGTAGGTGTGTTAATGAATTGGTTAGATAGAACAATTGCTTGGTTATCTCCTGAATCTGCATATAAACGTTTGGGTTATCGAAAAGCCGTTAATGACATGCGTTCATATGACGCAGCTGGGGATGATCATTTAAACGCAGGGTGGCGAGCTGTAAATGCAAAAGCTGAATCTACTGATGGAATGTATCGCGATACAATTCGTGCGAGAAGCCGTGATTTAGAACGAAATAGTGACATTTTAGAAAGTGTTGTCTTGGCATTTGAACGAAATGTCGTTGGTGGAGGCTTTAAGTTGCAAGCGAAAACTGAAAATGAAGATTTGAATACAGCTATAGAATCATTATTCAAATTGTGGTGCCGTCCTAAAAATTGTGATGTCACACAACAACAGAGTTTTTCAGAAATATGTCAAATGCTTGTGCGACGCCAAAAGGTAGACGGTGGGATTATTGTAGTTTTGAGATATATTGATGATGGTGTTGTACCTTTATCATTACAAATCTATGAGGTAGATGATTTAGATACAATGATTCCTACAACTACGACAAAAAAGATTGTGAACGGTATTGAATACAATGCCTATAATCGGCCAGTTGCCTATTATCTAAAAAAATATGATGCATATGGAAACTATATCGGTACATCTGAGCGAATTGACGCTAAAGATGTGCTTTTTTTATTCAAGAAAAAACGTCCTAGTCAGTTACGGGAAATGAGCGAATTATCGTCTACGCTCCCACGTGTACGCGACATGAATCAATTTATGGAAGCTGTATCTGTAAAAGAACGTGTTGCAGCATTGTTAGCGGTTTTAATAAAGCGAATAACGCCTAATAATGGTGGAGGTCTTGGACGAGGAACTGGCCAACCTGATAAACGGACTGGATATGCAGGAAAAATGCTTAGTCCAGGTATGATGATGGAATTGAATCCAGGGGACGATGTTCATGTTGTTCAGCCTCCAGCACAGGCCGCTAACTCAGCCGAATTTATTCGTTTACAACAGCGCCTTTCAGGTTCGGCTCAAGGCATTTCCTATGAAGTTGCAGCACGTGATATGTCACAAGTCAACTATTCATCAGCTCGCCAAGGGCTATTAGAGGACCAAAAAACGTATTTAATGCAGCAACAATATTTAATCGATCATTTTTTTATCCCTGTCTATGAGGCTTTCATTGAATCAGCTGTTTTGGCTGGGAAGATCAGTATTAAAGACTTTCATACTAAAAAAGAGAACTACCTACAGCATGAATGGATTGCACCAGGTATGAAATGGATTGATCCTCTTAAAGAAGCAAATGCAAATAAAATAGCGCTGGAAACAAATCAAACTACTCTTGCAGAGATTGCAGGGAATACGGGGAACGATTGGCGTGAAATCATTGATCAGCGTGCACGTGAAATCGAATATATGAAAGAAAAGGGGGTGATAAATAGTGAATCCGCAACAAAATCCGAAGAAATCGACAAACTCATTGAGGAAACAGATGACGAAAAACCAGAAGATGAATCGTGATTTATCCTTTGATATTCGCTCATTAGATGACGATAAACGGACATTTGAGCTGTCTTTTTCATCAGAAGAACCATATCAACGTTGGTTTGGTCCTGAAATTCTCTCACATGAACCAGGCGCAATTGATTTAAGTCGATTAAATGAAATTGGTGTTCTTTTATATAACCATAATCGTGACAAAGTAATTGGCCGTATCGATAAAGCGTGGACAAAGGATAATCGAGCTTATGCGCAAGTTACCTTTGATGAAGATGATGAATCCGATGTGATTTATCAAAAAGTAAAATCTCAAACTCTTAAAGCTGTATCAGTCGGTTATCAAGTTGAATCATGGGAAGAAGTGGCACCTGGTAAAACTTCTGCAAATGGTCGCCACGTGGGACCGTGTAGCGTTGCTTTGAAATGGCAGCCATATGAAATTAGTATCGTTTCTGTGCCAGCTGATGCATCAGTAGGAGTAGGCCGAGATATGGAAGATGAATTTGAGCAAGAAATACAAGAAAAAGGCGACTATTCGTATTATGAACGCCAAATTTTACTTAATGAAAACCTATTTGGAGGGATAAAATAATGAATTTATTACAAATGTTAGCACGTCAAAAGGCGATTGTTGATGCTGCAAAAGCAGATGGAAATCGTGCATTATCAGTTGAAGAAAAGCGAGAATTTGATGAATTACAAAGTAAAATTGATGCTCTCCGTGCACAAGGTGATCCAAATGAGCCAACACCAGCACCAACACCAGTAGATAACTCAGAGCGTGCACTTGCGGCCGAACGCCAACGTGCACTTGAAATCACATCTCTTTGTCGAGACTTTGGTTTAAATGCTGAAGATTATATTAAAGATGGCCATACAATTGATCAGGTGCGTCAATTCATTCTGGAAAAGCAAATTAAAGATCGCGCGCCACAACCTTCAGGTATTCAAATGGGAAAAGATGAGCGTGATAAATTCCGTGATGCAGCTGCAGATGGACTAGCTTTACGTGTTGGAATGAACGTTGAAAAGCCGAATGATGGCGCTGGAGAATTACGTAATTTATCATTACGTGAATTAGCAAAGGAATCACTCATTATCGAAGGTGTAAATAACGCTTATCGATTAAGTGATGATGAACTTTTACGCCAACATTTAACGCCAACATCTCTATTTACAAACATCATCGATCAAACTGCTCGTAATGTTTTCCAACAAGCATATACAGACGCAGCTACAACATACCAACATTGGACACGTCGTGGAACATTAACTGATTTCCGTCCTACTAAAACATATCAAGTTGGTACTGCAGGGGAACTATTGTTAGTGTCAGAGAATGGTGAATTGAAACATGATGATCCTAATGGTGTTGAAGGTCCAACACGTCAATTATTAACTTATGGCCGTCAATTCTCCATGTCACGTCAAGCATTTATTAATGATGATGTAAGTTTCATTGAAACTATCCCAGCCCTATATGCTCAATCAGCACGACTTGGTATTAACCGTTTGGTATATCAAACTCTAGCTAAAAATCCAGCTATTTGGGATGGTAAGACACTCTTCCATGCGGATCATAAAAATGTTATGGCCACAGGCGGAGCCCCATCAGTTGATACATTATCACAAGCACGTCAGCTATTAAGAAAGCAAACGGCTGCAGGTGGCGATGTGAAGTTAAATATTCCTGCACGATTCATGTTAGTACCAACTTCACTTGAAACAAAGGCAGGTCAATTAATTGGTTCAACTGTGGATCCATCACAAGCGAATCCTAATATTCCAAACCCATTCTATAATCAATTTACAATCGTTTCAGATGCAGAGCTTGATGATGCAAGTGTAAATGGCGAATTAGAATGGTATGTAACATCAGATATTTTACATTCACCAATTCAAGTTGATTTCCTAAATGGGAAAGATATGCCGACGATTGTCATGAAACAAGCACCAGCTGGCCAACTAGGTTTCCTATGGGACATTTATATGGATTATGGTGTAACAGTTGTAGATTATCAAACAGTAGTTAAAAACAACGGTAAATAAGGAAGGGGTTAAGACAAAATGGCGCAAGCAAAATATGTACAACGTGGCGAAACAATTGATTTTATTAATAACACTAGTGCGGACATTGTAGCAGGCGAAGTTATCTCCTTATCCAACCGCATTGGTGTTGCGGCTACTGCAATTCCTGTGGGTACAAAAGGAGCTATCAATGTAATGGGTGTGTATGACTTACCTGCCCTTACTACAGAAGCATTTACGATTGGCCAAACTGTTTATTTTAAAGATGGCAAGGTACAGGCTACCGAAACAGATGCTACACCTGCAGGTTGGATTATTGAGCCAAAATCACAAGCTGGAACTATTGCCCGAGTAAAAATCGATTAGTGGAGGTAATGATATGGCCATTATTTTAGAGTCAATCACTCATGTATGGTTCGCTGGACGAATGATTCCGCCAGGTGAAGTTTTTTCAGCAGATGATGCCTTTGCTACTAAATTAATCGAGGGTGGTTCTGCAAAAGTAGCAAATGCAGTAGATAGTAAGGATGAACAACCAAAAGGTCGCCGCGTGAGAAAAGCAGATGATGATCATGAATAAGACTTTTAAAGATTTCTTATTACAAGATGTAAATAATGTTTTTTTAAATGAAAATGAGTTTGCAGAAACGGTCATCATCAATAAAAATGCAATGAAAATTGTTCGTGATAGTGATGAAATGGTCCAATTTAATACTGATAAGAAGTTGGCTTCATGTGATGTAGTTTTTCATGTGGAGTCCTCTTATTTTAGAGGTATTCCGCAGCCTGAAAGGATAATGGAATTTGAGGGGAAAGAATATCGAATAAAAGTTGTCCGTAATAATTTAGGAATGCTAACAATTGGACTAATGAGGTACACAGAATGAGTATGTTGATTCAAGTCGATGCAGCTGCTTTAAGGGATGTTGAACAGAGACTTGGTCAATTTGCTAATCGAGCTCCCAATGCGATAGCCAATTCATTAAATCGAGCATCCACCAATACCGCCAGCAATATTACGAAAGAAACACGATCAAAATATCATCTTAAACCTGCAGATATTAAAGCAACATTAAAAATTACAAAGGCAAGTAAATCTGTTTTATCAGCAGAAGTAAGATCTAGTGGTAAGGCTGTACCGTTAGACCGATTTAAAGTATCACCTAAAACAGTCAATCCCAAACGAAAAAGCCAGTTAAAAATTGCTGTTAAAAAGAATGGGATGAAACAAGTTTTAGGAGCATTTGTAGCTAATTTACATGGTATTAAACTATTTAAACGTGAAACGAATAAAAGGTTACCGATTGCAAGACTTTTTGGTCCTTCAATACCTCAAATGATTGGAAATGAGGAAACGGTACGAAAAATTAATGAACAATCATGGATTACGTATGAAACACGTTTGAATCATGAAATCAATCGAATTTTAGGGCAATTAGGAGCGAGTTAAATGACAGTTGCTAACATACAAAATGCTTTAGTTGATAGACTAGCTGAAATATTAAAAGATTTCCCTTTGAAAACTTCCTATAACAATCAAACACCATTTAAGATTTTTCGTCATAAGATTCCTGAAAGAACAAGTGACAAATTTAATTACTCAGATGAGGATACACATGATGAAGTGTATCCTTTTTGTTTGGTTAAAATCGATCAAGGACAAAAAGAGAGTAATGAAAGTTTAGAGGAAAATGTGTTGAATATTTTAATTGGTGTGAAAAATGAGGGTTTGGAGGGAGAGGGATATGATGATGTAATGGCTTGTATTCAAGCCATTTGGAATGACTTCAATCGCAATCCTATTTTAGAGAATAAGTATCTATTCAAGTATCCATTAAGTTGGGCACTGGATGGAAGTGAAGAAGAACGCCATCCCTTTTATTATGGTGGCGTACAACTGACCTTTGAAAGTAGGTCATTAACACAAGGAGGGTTTATAAATGGCCAATGAACGTATTAAAAACCAAGTAGAGCCTGTTTCTCCTGAAGTAGTAAGAGAAACGATAGAAAGTGCCCTTCCAACGCATTCAGATGGAGGCGTTGTAGAGCAAGATAAATCAGCAATTATTTCTAAGGAAAATGTTATTCCAGCAACAAGTATTACACAAAAAATCTATGTTGGTCCTAATGTACTAGGCTTGCCAACATACACGGTGGTTGAAACAACTTTTACACCACATATTAATAGTTTTATTGAGAAATGCCCTGAAATAGAAAAATTATTCGTGCCGATTTTAGAAATGGCAGAGGTAGAAAGTCGGACTAAAGTAAAAGGTACTTTAGAAAATCGTTATTATAATGCAATACGAGAATTCTATTCAGTACCAAGGAAGGGGGCTAACTAATGGCTGGCTATCAACACGGGGTCTATACACATGAGTTACCAACATCTATTAAGCCACCTGTAAAATCAACTGCTGGATTAACTGTTATTGTAGGTACTGCTCCAATCCATTTGACAGAAGATCCTGCATCTTTGGTGAATAAACCAATGTTTGGCTATACGTATTCAGAATGTGTAAAGAAAATGGGTTATCTTGATGATTTTGATAAATATACAATTTGTGAGTCAATTAGTTCGCATTTCGCGCTTTTTGCTGTAGCTCCATTGGTAATGATTAATGTTTTAGATCCTGAAAAGCATTCTGTTCCAGGAACTAAACAATTACCTGTAATTAAAAATGAAGCTGTACTTAAAGAAGATGGGGTACTTAAATCTACTATTGTCGTTAAAAGTGTTGATGATGCCACTACGTATGAAGATTATGAGGTGGAATTTGACGATAATGGCCATTTGCACATTTTTACTTCAGCCGCTAACGAAATCAAAGTGGAATACAAAAAGTTAGATCCTTCACTGGTCACTAACGCAGATATTATTGGCGGTGTATCACAAGAAGGAAATCTAAAAGGACTTGAATTAACAAACGAAGTATTTCCAAGGTTCCGCGAAGTACCAGGAATACTTATTGCTCCTAAATATTCAACAGATCCTGCTGTAGCTGCTGTTATGAAAGCCAAAGTAAGTAATATTAACGGTTTGTTTGGTGCTACTGCATTTGCAGACCTCTCAACAACTGAAGTAAAAGATTACACACAAGCCCCAATGGTAAAAAATCAAAATAATTTAGATAACGAAGATTTACTAGTGTTTTGGCCAAAAATATCTCTTGGTGGAAAACAGTATCATATGTCAACACAAGCAGCTAGTTTAGCAAACCTAGTTGATGCAAGCAACGAAGGTTATCCATGTGAAGAGTTTTCAAATAAAAACTTACAAATGGATGCAGCTGTACTAGAAGATGGTACAGAAATTTTACTTAGCTTGGAACAAGCAAACTATCTAAATGGCCAAGGTATCGTCACAGCACTTAACTGGACTGGAGGTTGGCGTGCTTGGGGTCATCGGACATCTGCTTATCCAACAAATACTGATCCAAAGGATGCCTTTATTTCAGTACGTCGTGTGTTTATTTATGAGCAAAATCAATTTATTCTTTCGTTTTGGAATAATGTAGACAAGCCAGGAAATCCAAAACTAATTGAAAATATTGTTGATAGTAAAAACATTGATCTTAACAGCAAAAAGGCACGCCAATTAATCTTGGGTGGTCGAATTGAGTTTGCAGAAGAAGAAAACGCTACAACCGATCTAATGGATGGCTCTTATGCTTTCCACTTGTATCTCACACCAGGAACACCAGCGCGCGAAATAAAAGGATTATTTGAATTTGATCCTGGTTATTTCAGTGCGCTTTTTAGTTAGGAGGAAACTAAATGAATATACAAGATCAATTAGTAACTCAATACTCAGTTTGGAAGAATGTAACGGATTACCTGGGTGCAGGCGAGGTTGAGCTACCGTCTTTTGAGGCACTTACTGAAACAATGAAAGGTGCTGGCATTGCAGGTGAAGTGAATGCGCCTGTTGTGGGACATTACGGATCTCAAACTTTAAAAATTAACTGGCGAACAATTACAAATGATGCCATTGCGCTTGCAGAACCTAAAGCCCATTCGATAGATTTACGTGCAAACCAACAATTATTTGATGCAGGTAAAGGTGAATATGTAAATCAATCAGTTGTTATTAAAACACGTTGTGTACCTATAAATCTTAATCCTGGGAAACTTGCTATCGGTGCTTCTACAGAAACAGCCAATGAGTTTGAGGTACATTACATCAAAATTATGATTGATGGAAAAACAGTGATTGAAATTGATAAATTTAATTTCATTTGTGTAATAAACGGAAAAGACGTTTTAGAACAAGTACGAAAAAACATTGGATTATAGGAGGAAAATGAACAATGAATGATAAAACAAATGTTGAAATGGTGGACAACCAAGCCTTAGAGACGCAGATTACTTTAAAACGACCAATTGTATTTGAAGATCAAACAATAAATCAAATTAATTTAGATTTTGAAAGTCTAACTGGAGAGGATATTGAAAAAGCCGAGGCTCAATTTAATGCTGAAGCACCACAAAATTCAATGGTTATGGTAAAAGAAATGTCTAAGCCTTTTCTAGCTATTGTGGCATCAAAAGCAGCGAGAGTTCATGTTGATCTAATTCGTAAACTATCAGCACCTGATTACGCAAAGATTACAACACGAACATCGCTTTTTTTATTAGGTGGCAAATAGCCAAGGAACCAGCTGAAAGCCTTCGTTTGATGTGTACTTATTGTGCATTACAAAGCAGAACACCAGTCGATTTTTATTTAAAGCTATCTATACGTAGGTTATTTGGTTGGTACAACACATTTAAACGGATCGATGCACAAAAGCCAAAGAAGCGAGGTGAAAGTTAGTGTCTAAAGTATTTGATATTGCTTTTAGACTTGGAGCAGAACTAACGAGTAGCTTTACCAACACTTTTAATGATGCTGGTGGAATGATGAAAGCGTTAGGTGGTGCCGCAGCTGCTCTTGGTGGTGCAGCTGCTCTTACTAATGCCATTTCACAAGTAGCTGATATGAGTCAAGAATTGGCCACTTTATCAGCTCAAACAGGCTTAATTGGTGATGATTTCGAAGATCTAAAAGGAACTGCTGAGAATCTATTTCGCAATAATTATGGCGATTCCTTTGAAGAAGTTACCGATGCACTTGCTAAGGTTAAACAGAACATGCATGAATTGAGCGATGCTGATTTAGAGCAATTTACTGGTGAGGCTTTATCATTTGCCAAAACTTTTGACGAGGATATAAATGAAGTAACTAGGGCTGCTAACAATATGATGAGTAGCTTTGGTGTTAATTCAGCAACCGCAATGGACCTCTTTGCTGCAGGAGCGCAAAGGGGTCTTAATTTTTCCGATGAAATGTTAGATAACGTGGCCGAATATGCACCGTTGTTTGGTGAAATGGGATATAGTGCCGAAGAATATTTCGGCATTATGGAAAGAGGCGCAAAAGCTGGTGTATATAATTTAGATTACGTGAATTAAGTATAATACATGGTTCACGCTAAACCCTTTTAATTGCTGGGACATCCTTAATTTCATATAGGTCGCAATAAAAGAATCTTTGTGTAAAATATAGTTAAGGATAATCAGCAGGCAAGCTGTACTGGAGGGGTTTTGATGTTTGAATTATATATGATTACTAATCTAGTTAACGGAAAAAAATATGTTGGTTTTACGTCTGAGGGTTATTTAAAAAGGTTCAATAATCATATAAAAGAGACTCGTTTGGGTGGTAATAGACTTCTTTGTAAAGCAATACGAAAATACGGTAAAAAGAATTTTCAAATTACTCTTTTAGAAGTTGTCGACTTGCACGAAAAAGCTATAAAAAGAGAAAAAGAGTTAATATCATTTCACAATACATTTGCTGGTGATGAAGGTAGTTGGGGATATAATACTACAAGAGGTGGCGAAGGTAGTATCGGGCATATTGTACCCTTAAAATTACGTGTAAAGTTGAAACGATTGAGGGAAGAAGAGGGACGTTGGAAAGGTGATAATAACCCTAATTATCAAAATAAACTTTTCAAGAACAGTGACCATGCTCGTTGTGGAATAAAAATATCTGCAGAAGGTAAAAGAAGGATTAGCGAAGCGAATTCAGGTAGATTTGCAGGTATAAAACACCCCAACGCTGTCAAAAAGGCAACGTATGCTAAGAATTTAGATACTGGAGAAATTATTAAAAGAGACTCTTTTTACGAGTTACGAACTTTTTTAGAAGGAAAATACAAAATTAAAATAAATCGCTCATCCTCATTAAAGGTAATGAGAAGAGAAGCTAGAAGTCATAACGGTTTTATTTTTTATCGTGAGGACGAAACTCCAGAGGACATATTTAAAGAGATTAGTTATCAATATGAAAATAATATCAAAAAACCTATCATTTTCGAATCTTTGAATCAAAAAGAAACACATCCTAACGCTAAAAACTATACAAGTTTTGCAAGAAATATTACAACTGGTGAATTATTAAGATTTGATTCTTGGTATGAATGCAAACAGTATATGACCGATAACATTAATTCTAAATTTAATTACAGTGAAATGAAAAAATGTTTAGAAGGTAAAAGAAAGTACGTTAGAGGTTATATTTTTTATCGTGAAGATGCTACGGATGTTAGTATTTTTAAAGATTTGGAAAATGAGTACAGAAGCTTCAACGACTATCGAAAACACATCAAATGATGGAAGTGAGTAGAGTAGGGCACAAGCGATTGGTGTTCGAAACGGAGGGCGTATAGGCTCTCTTTTTTATGCCTATACGAAGATATAGTCTAATCTATACGGTAACGTATAGCAGCTCTAAATAATTGAGCGGCATGAATCTAGCGAATTCATGCGAATATAATGGATGTCATGAAAGAATTCCAAATCCGTGTTAAAGATGGATCAAAGTCAACAGACGAAACCTTTTCTGCTATGAGTAAATCAACATTCGATCTGTGGGAATCCTTTAACCGAGGTGAAGCAACTGTTGCAGAGGTTGCAAGTGCAGTAACAGCCGAGCTAAAAGGAATGGACGACCAAGTCACGGCCAACCAATTAGCCGTTGCGCTTTTTGGGACGAAATGGGAGGATTTAGAAAGTACAGCGATGTACGCCATGTTAGGGTCAACTGACGCCATGGAGGAATTCGAAGGAGCAATGGAGACAGTCAACCAAATACAATTCAGCTCTTTTAATGCGGCCATTCGAGGAATTGGGCGCATTTTATTTATGGATTTGGTTTATCCAATAGGGGATGCTGTACTTCCATATCTCAATATGTTAGCGCAATATTTAAAGGACAGGCTACCCACTGCCGTATCAAGACTAAAAATGGTGCTCACAGTTATTGGACCAATCGTATTAGGTTTAGTTGGTGCATTTGCGGCTTATAAGGTGGGTTTATCAGCCGTTGTTGCTTATCAAAAGGTATATAACGTCATTCAAAAAGCAAGTACAGCCTTAATGACTGCACATCGTACAGCTATGCTAGCCTCTACCTTCGCAGGCGGAGGGTTTAAAGGAATGTTAGCAGCTGTATCCAGTGGAATGCGTGCATTTAATGCAGCTCTACTAGCCAATCCAGTAATGCTAATAGTTGCAGGATTAACCGCATTAGGCGGTGGATTATATTTTGCATACCAGAAGTCAGAAACGTTTAGAAACGCTGTGTCGCCTTTGCTAGGGCTCTTAAAAAAAACGTTCATGACAGGTGTTTCTGAAATAGGCGCAACTGTAATGAGTTTTTTACCACAAATTATGGAGGCCTTTTCATCTTTAGGTGATGCCATAATGTCCATAGCGACTGCAGCGATACCTATTTTATCTACAATAATCCAAAGTGTTTTTCCGATTATTGTTTCTATCATTCAATCAGCAGTACCATTAATAGCTACGCTCATTCAAGGCATAGCAATGATTTTTACTAACGTTGCTGTTCCAGCCATTCAAGCAATTTTAACAGTGGTACAATATGTATTTCCATATGTCCAAATGATAATTCAAAATGCTATAGCAATCGTAAATGGAATTATACAAGCAGGGATGGCCCTTTTGCGTGGCGATTGGGATGGTGCTTGGAGTGCAATTCTATCAACTGCACAAACAATAATGAATAATATCATTTCATTCTTCCAAGGAATTAATCTGTATGATGTTGGGATAGCAATTATCAATGGATTGATCAACGGTATTAAATCCATGGGTGGGGCTGTTTTAGGCGCGATAGGTGATTTAGTACCTAAACCTTTGAAAAGCGCAGCTAGTAAGTTTTTAGGGGCGCTCCCTGGCTTTGCTGAAGGTGGTATCGTTGGTAATCCAACGTTAGCATGGATTGGTGAGGGCGGTGACACAGAGTCTGTAATCCCTTGGAATAATAGTCAACGAAGCAGAGACTTATGGCTACAAACTGGCCAAGCACTTGGCATGTTAAACAATGATGGAATGCTTGCAGATTTACAAAAACAAGTGGCACCCGATGCATCAATTATTAATCCTCAACAAGTAGCTGACTCTAGTGGTAATGGTGGAAGTATTGTTATTCATTATTCGCCACAGTACAGTGTACAAAGACCAGAGGATTTAGATAGTGTTAAACAACATGCGGATGCTGATAAAGACGATTTAGAAGCTCGTATTGCGGAAATACAACGAAATGAAAGGAGATTGTCGTTTGGGTAAGCTATATAAGACAATTTCAGGTGATGAGTGGGATGTAATTTGTTATAAACATTACGGCACAGAAATGGTGATGGACCAAGTAATGAATGCCAACCCAAAACACATTCAAACAGTTGTATTTTCAGCTGGTATTGAGTTAATATTGCCTGAAATTGACACGATTAAAGAAAGCGCTAATAAACCGCCATGGATGAGGTGATATAGTGACTAATACAAGACGAGCAATTGTCGTTATTTCTTACAATGGGAAAAACATAACAGCAGACTTAGCGCCTGATTTAACTTCATTTCAGTACAATGATAATGAGGGGAAAAGTGATGAAATCCAATTAGATTTGCAAGATCGTGAAAAGAAATGGCAGGATCCATGGTTACCAGGTAAAGGTGATAAGATACATGCTACAATCCGTCTTGAAAATTGGCGTAAAGAAAAAGAAGTGTCGCAGTTAAAATGCGGCACTTTTTATATTGACGATGTAAGTTTTAAGGGACCACCAGATAAAGTCTCAATTAAAGCTGTTTCAACACCTTTCAATGAAGGTGGTAAAGACACTGAGAAAACGAAAGCATGGGAAAATACAGATTTAAAGACGATTTTAACAGATGTAGCAAAATCAGCAGGACTAAAATTATTTTTTGATGCTCCTAACCACAAATATAAACGTGTTGAACAATCTAAAAAAACTGACTTGGCCTTTGCTAAAGAGATCACCAAGAAAGAGGGTTTATCCATCAAGGTAACAAATGATCAGCTTATTGTTTATGACGAGTTGGAATATGAAAAGAAATCAGCCGTCCGAACAATTACCCGAGGTGAGGATGATATTAAATCATACGATTTTAAAGAAACTGCAGCTGAAGAACAGTATGCCAAAGTGGAGATTTCTTATTCTGATGCTACAAAAAAGAAAACCATAAAATACACCTATAATGTACCAGGTGTGAAAAGTGGACCTACCCTCAAAGTTAATAAAAAGGCTAAAAATTTAGATGAGGCTAAACGATGGGCACAAGCAGAAGCACGCAATAAAAATAAGCGTTCTAAAACGGGGAAAATTACATTGTTAGGTGACGAGAGATTAGTACAAGGGCTAACTATCGAACTAAAAAAGTTTGGTGCTTTTAGTGGTAAATATATTATAGAGTCTGCTGGACACAATGTAACAGGCGGTTATACAACAGATATTAATTTAAGGGGGGTGCTAAGTTATTAATGTCAAAGTCAATGCAATCAACTTCATTTGAAGCTGTTAAATACGGCATTGTTTCATCAATCAATCGTGCAAAGGCAACAGCAAGAGTACATTTTGAGGATTGTGATGATGCTGTATCAGATGAATTAAGTGTAATACCTTTCAGAACAATGAAAACGAAACACTACTGGATGCCGAGTGTAGGGGAGCAGGTTATAGTTTTATTTGCAGCCAATGCGCCTGACACAGGATTTATTATTGGTGCTGTATATTCTGATGTCGATACGCCTCCTGAAGAAATCGGAGAACAAGATTGTATAGGTATTTGGTTTGAAGATGGTACCATACTCAAATACGATTTGGATACTAAAACACTTGTTATGGATTGTACTGGTGAAATTAATATTGTGGCAAAACAACCTATAAATATTAAGGCAGAGAGTGATATGTTTCTAGATGGAAACCTACACGTTACTAAAGATATTATCGCTGGTGGGGTCAGTCTAGTGAATCACGTCCATCCATCTCCTGGAGGTACTACTGGTACACCAACGAAAGGATGATTAGATGATTGGGACATGGGGCAATGTAATTTTTTCTGTATCAGATAAAAAAGTCAATACATTTGATGGTTTTAAGCGTAGTGAATCAGCAAGATGGTCAAAGCATGATATACATGGCCAAAAATCAAAGTCTGAATTTACAGGCGTAGATAATGGAAAAGTATCTTTCACTATGCACTTTTCTGCCTTTCATGGCGTGAATCCTATCAAAGAATTAGATAAATTCATCAAGTGTGTGCGTAGTGGAGAAGCACACACTTTAATCATTGGAAATAAACGTGTTGGCGTTAATAAATGGTATCTGCCAAGCGTTGATCAATCATGGGACTATTTCGACAACAAAGGCAACATATTGAGTGCTGGTATTACAATAACGATGGAGGAATATGTATGACACAACAATATACATTAACTTACAATCCTTCAGTTATAAACTTTCGTCCTAATAGTGTATTGGAAGAAATCTTTCAAAATATAAATACAATCCTTGGTACGTCCAAATTTTCTGTACCTCTTTTTCGCAGTTTTGGGCTAATTGAATCATTTGTAGATAAGCCAGTAACGAACCTTCATCCGTTGCTTGTTGCAGAAATTTTCGAAGCAGTTGAAACATATGAACCACGTGTGATTGTAGAGGAAGTAAAGCTAGATGTAAACGTGGATGGCCAAGCCTATCCAACAATAATTTTTAGTCTTAGAAATGGGGTGGTATTGTGACGGTTATTTTGCCTGAAATAAATTTTTTAACAACTAACCCTGAAGAACTGGCCAATGAATTCATTCAAATGTATGAACAAGCAGAAGGAAGGAAACTTGCACAAGCAGATCCATTGAGGCTCATTTTTTTAACTTGTGCATCTGTGATCACTAAACAAAACGTGGCTATTAATGACGCAGCTAAACAGAATTTACTTTACTATGCGCGTGGAGATATATTAAAGCACAAAGGGGCTGAATGTGATACACCTATTTTAGAAGCAACAGCAGCGTCCACCACGTTACGTATGCATTTGTCTTTACCTCTTTCAACATCAAAAATCATAAAGAAAGGGGAACTATTAGCTACTTCTAATGAAGGGGCTATTTTTTTTGTTTCTACACATGATGTTGTTATCGAAACGACAGATTTATTTGTTGATATTAATTTAAAGTGCACCATCATAGGTCCTGAAGGTAATGGTTTTGCTATTGGAGAAATCAATAGCTTAGTGAAGCCATTGCCATATGTAAGGAAAGTTGAAAATATTACAGTTTCAGCAGGTGGATCACTAGAAGAAGATGAGGAATCATACCGAAATCGTATTTATTTGGCACCTGAAAAACTCTCTAATGCAGGGCCGACAGGAGCATATGAGTATTATGCAAAATCGGCATCACCATTGATTAGCGACATTTTTGTAGATTCTCCACAACCTGGTTATGTGAATATCAGCGTTTTATTAAAAAACGGAGAATTACCTTCAGAAGAAATTATTCAATTAATTTATGAAAAAGTGAATGCCAGGGACGTACGGCCACTAACAGATTTTATTACTGTAAGTGCTCCAGAAATAGTCACTTATGATTTAGATGTTGTTTATTACATCGAAACAAATGCGGTAGATAAAACACTTATCCATCAAAATGTTGAAAAAGCTATTGATGAGTATTCTAAATGGCAATCGTCAAAGATTGGTCGAGACATCAATCCATCAAAATTAATTAGTGATTGCATTAAAGCTGGTGCAAAGCGAGTTGATGTAAGAACTCCAATTTTTATGGCTATTAATAAAGGCCAAGTTGCTGTTATGGAAAACAAAAATGTAACATTTGGGGGCTTAGAGGATGATTGACTTAAAACAAAATACTCTTTTACGTGAGATCCCCAATAACCTACTACAAGATGAAAAGGTTAAAAATTTAGCGAAAACATTGCAGACATCATTGGATCAAATGAGAGATTGGGCTTATAAAATTAACTACACGTTACATTTAGATAAATTAGATGATGCAGTGTTAGACCATTTGTTGTGGGAGAAACACATTGGCTGGAATGAAGGATTGTCGTTGGCTACTACACGCCAACAAAAAATCAATCTTATTCAAACAGCTATCAATACCCACCGACGCAAAGGAACACCTGCAGCAATCGAACAGGTCCTTGAAGCGTTAAATTTGCCTGGTGATGTGATTGAATGGTTTCAATACGAAGGAGAACCATTTCACTTTAAAGTTGAAGTAACTACCACAAACATTACAAGTAAAACTTTATTATTACTTAGGCAACTAGTAAACGAATATAAAAACACAAGATCATGGATCGACTTTGTGGCTGTAAAGTTGCCCAAAAATGAGTATATCGAAATTGAATCTAGCAAGTCACATTATCCAGTTTACTTGCCTGTTTGTGGTGAGATTTATTGCGAAGGCGTACCAGGTGCAGGCACTAAAAAATCAATTGAAATTGAATCGAAAAACTACACGTATCCAGTCTATCTGCCGATATGTGGGGAAATTCATACAAATGAGGTGATAGATTTATGGTAACGAAGATTGTCATTGATCGTACATTACAATTTTTAAAAGAAATGGCCAAACAAGCTGTAGTTACAATAGATGGACAAGATAGCATTGTGTCTTTCCATTCACAAGAAATTATAAAGGATACAGTAAAAACTTATGTTTATATAGAAAATGGTCATGGCCAAGTAACTGCAGCAAAGCTAGTTGATGCACAAGGTATTGAATTAGATCGATATACTACCTCAATTGAACCAAGTGAGGATGGTTTAATGATAGTCTTTACACTGTCAATCACATTGAAAGGAGAGCTACAAGCATGAGTTTGATAGTCTCAAATAAATATGAATTAATATATTGGCGTGACCGTATCTGGAAAATAGGTCCTGATGGCAAATTAATACCGCAACGGGATGAAAATAATCAGATCATCAACAATCCACTTACTGGTCAACCCGAATATGAATATATTGAAGATGGAACACGTGTAAATGCTAAACGACTAAACCATATGGATGAAGGAATCTATTCAGCCCATGATTACATTGTTGAGTTAAAAGCAACAATCAGACGAATGCAAATCCAAATGGAGCTGGATGGTCGAGTGCCAGGCAATTCTGGAACATTTGCTGATACGCTCGATGGCAGCTCTAACAAAATTAAATTAGACAAAGCCTTAACGGACATTATCGAGGCTGTCGCAATAGGTACAACTACTTTAAAGGTGGCTAGTGTTGATGGTTTTATACCATTTACGCAAGTCACTATTTTTGATGATGAACACATTGAGAACGTTGTGATCACTGAGGTAGGAACAAACACTATAAAGGTGCAAGCATTAAAAAATGCGTACAAAAAAGGTGCAAAAGTGGCTCGTAGTAATGTGGCAATCGATACCACAAATGCTGAAATGGGCATAGGAGATTGGCAAACATATAGCGTTGAGTTAGTGGAGGTGGTATAAGGATGGTGCAATATTATTATGACAAGTTTACATCAATACAGAATAACAATTACACTTATGACTTAACGTCAATAACACAAAACCAATACGCAGCAGCACAAGAGGGCGCGGGTAAGGGCTATTTAGAGGCGGTTTTTAATGGTTCTTATGCACAAAACACAATATTAAGCGATACTGTTTATAAAAGTTTCAGTATATCAAATGCGGGGGCATTTGTGGGAAGTGGTGCTGTAGCAATAGGATATAGTTCGCTTAAAACACTTAAAGCTATCTACGAAGAAGTAGCAGGAGCGCAAGCTACAGGGGCAACCCAAATAATGGTAGAGGTGACGTCTAGTTCATCGGGTAAAGGTTTCTTTACCGTTGAGTTACACCGCGGTAGTACGACCGACCTAAACTACCGAGTCGCTATATCTAAAATAACAACTAGACTTGTTAGTACAACCTATAGCAAAGGCTCGCTAGTACAATCCAATATTGCAGCAGAGGACGGCACATATCCGAGCAACGGTAGGCACAGTGATGGTTATTGGTACGTTAAAGGCGCGGCAGTTGGGCCATTAGGGCCTGGTGTAATTACCAATTTAGCGTACAGCAAGGTAAATTTTGGTGATAAAATTACACGTTTATCTAATGGTTGGTTAGTAGCTGCTGTTAAACAAGATAACACCGAGATATTTTTATTCAAGTCTATGGATGGAGGTGTATCGTGGACGCCTTTATGTTCTGTCAGTCAAGGTGCGGCAGGTTCTATCGGCACATATGCGATTGCGAGTAACGGGACTAAAGTTTACGTGGCAGTAGCACGTTTAATCACAAATAATACGGTGAACTATACAGTATTCGACGCCTTAACGGTTCAAAATACACGTTTAACGGATTATACAACTAAAAAAATAAACCTCATTACACTTGTATCCGTGTCAGAAATTCAAATACACATTGATCCTAGAACACAACATATACATGTGGCGTATATAGCAACAACATCTTCACCAGGCGGTCGAATGATATTCCATGCTGTTAGCATTGACAGCGGCACAACATGGACTAACACGACTGTTGCTTTAAACGGCTATCCTAACGACGCCGCGTATAATTACACCCATTTAGGTTTAACGACTGATAACAAGTCTGTTCCGACCATCGTAGCAACTAGTGGTGCGCAATTGGCGAATACTAACAACACGTATTTTCTAGCGTGTAATGTGGTAGTTATAAAAAAAGATCAAAATTATGGTTATACCCACTCTGCAATCGCCACGGGGTGGACATTCAAAACACTCTATACCACAAACAGCTCGACCCTTACACAGATACAAGTATCGATTGTAAGGGATAAGGACGGTTATTTACATGTCGTTTGGTTAGGTTTTGACTCCACTGTAAATACGCTATACAACGTATGGTATGCGCGAAGTAAAGATGACGGTGCGACGTGGGATATTATCAATAAGATAACGAGCCAAACAAGCGGACAACATAACTATCCGACTATATCAGTGGACAAGTATAATAAGGTAGTCATTACATTCGCTTGGCTCAATCCGAGTGGTTACGGTAAGTACCAGATTTATCAGATGATAAGCACAAATCGAGGGATTACTTGGGGGCAACCTACAGTCATTGCCGCAGCTGCCAATGCACACTATAACTACCCGTCTGTACTATATGATCCAACATTTACAGTTTCTTTTGGTGATATTGCGCCTATTATGTATGAACAAACAGCGGGCGGTATCTATTTCAAAGGTAGCGTCATTACAAACAATGTGCCATCTTTGACAATAACATCACCAACAAACAACCAAACGTTATACGAAAATGACACAATCAACCTATCAGGTGATGCCTATGATTCTGACAAGGACCAATCAGTAACAGTGTTTTATCAAATAAATGGAGAGCAAAGAAAAGTCTTAGCAACGAACGTCAGTCAGACACAGATTACTTTATCTAAGCAATTAACATTCAAAGATGGGAAACTGTACGATGGTGAAACAGCTCTCACTGGAACACTTGCTGAAGGGGTAGCACACACGTTAAAAGTATGGGCAGTAGACAGTGAAAACGGCCAGTCAGCTACTATTGAGCGAACATTCTATGTCGTGCCTAACCGAGCTCCTTTACTATCTGTTGATGCGGTGGTACCTGCAGGTGTAGTTGATACAGACAAATTTAAAATCAGTGGTACATCATCTGATCCAGATGCAAACGCGAATGTTAAAATAACAAAAAAAGTAAACGCTAATAACCCTGTTGAAATCTATAACGGACCAGGCGGTGCATGGGAGTTTGATGTATCACTTGCTGAACTTGTAGTAGGTGAAAATACCATCGTTATTGAAGTAATAGACAACTATGGTGCTAAGACAAGTAAAACAATAAAACTTAAAAAGAATGAAATTAAAACGCCTATTTTGCATGCTGTAGCGAGGTACAAAATTACACCTCCTGCTGGTTCTGCAAAGGGCGTTTTATTATTCATTGAGCGAGACGAGGACATGGATCTAACAGTTGAGTTATCTATGACGTTAGTAGGCGAGCAAGAGCAGTATGAAACGCTAACAGCCAATAACACAGCTCCTATGCCTACAAACGGCATCGTTGAAGATACTTTTTATTTTGAGACGACAGAGCCGAAAGACAACATCATTTTGAAAATCTCTACAACACGACCAGATGCAACAGTTAATCATAAAATTCACTTAATATCGGGGGCGGTTGAGTAATGGCTTTTGAATATAAACAACGTGAATCTGATGGCTCTATAGGTGAACAAATAAAGGTGGGTAATGGTGAAACTCCAGGAGAAACAATAGAAAGACTAGAAAAAGAAAAGCAATTACTAACAGCACAAAATAAAGCCCTTGGAGAGCGTATGGAATTCATGGAGGACCTTATTGCAGAAATTGCGATGAAGGTATATGAATGATGCGCTTTTTAAAATGGGTTGTTTTGTACTTTAAAGGAGGTGAGATCATGATGGCAATGTTTTTCGCACAACGTGTAATTTTAGGTAAAACACAATACAGTGAAGTACCTTCAACATTACAACCAGGAGTTAAAGAAATTTTAGAAGAATCAGGTTTAGATTTTTTAGCTGAATAAATAAAATTGACGCAGACACTAGTCTAGCGTTATTTTTTTGTCTTTTTTAGAAGGAAATAATTACCTTTTGTCGAAGTTTAGTAGATGAAAGGGAGAGGATATTATGAATATTATTCATTCTGCAAACATTTCAGTAAAAAAAGAATATGATAATGAGATTCATGAGTATTATGTAGTAATTGAAGAAGTAAAAATCTTCGATAGTAGTAATAAAGAAATTAAAGAAAAAGAGATAACAAACAATTTTATTGGTGTTAAGACTAATGAAATTGACCATGTTTTAATTCAATTTGTAGCTGAAAAGTTAGATATTAAAGAATCTGATGTTAACATTGAGTATCTAGAGGACTGAAAACACTCTTGATATTTTAATTATTTGTTATTTCTAAACAGGAAATATGCCTTCCACGGTGATCGTGGAGGGCTTTTATTATTGGGAAAAGGGAAGTGTTCAGATGGAAAAATGGATTGCTGTGGTAAGTGGAACAATTGGCACGATCATTTCATATTCAGTTGATGGTCTTGGAATGGCTGTTACTGTATTGATTGGTTTTATGGCTATTGATTACCTTACAGGTATTATGAGTGGGGTCGTTAATCAAAACTTGAACAGTCGTACAGGCTTTAATGGTATTATTCGAAAGATTTATTACTTAATGCTAGTCGGCTCAGTTTACTTATTGTCTGTTGTAATACCTGGCATCGAGTATGCAGGGGATGGAGCAGCCATTGCATTTTGTGTACTAGAATTCATTTCAATCACAGAGAATGGTACTAAGATGGGCTTGCCGATGCCTGACTTTGTAAAAAATATTTTAGCAATCGTGAAGGATAAAACAGGAGAGGGTGAGGTTAAATGAGTACAAGTGTAACAACCACATGCCGAGATTTAAGCGAATTAACTGCAGCTGCTCAAACAGCATGTCGCCTATTGTTCCAGGAATGTTTTAAAGCTGGCATTGTTGACATTTTTATCACAGAGACATACCGTAGCCAAGCACGCCAAAACTACTTGTATGAGCAAGGTCGTACTAGACCAGGGCAAGTAGTTACCTGGACACGTAATAGTAATCATACATCACGTAGAGCCTGGGATATTGCTGTGGCACCGCCTAGAAATCTATATGATATTTCTACACTTTCGAAAGTAGGGGTAATTGCTAAAAAGCTAGGCATTGAATGGGGTGGGTATTGGGAAACTGGAAAATACGATGCACCTCATTTTGAAATCCCTACAACATGGAAAATGCCTGCAGGCTACAAATTAGAAGGACAAGTAATCGTGCCAACAACAAGTGCTGTAAGAGTGCAACTTATTGTAGAGGATAAACCACAACAAACGGAAAAGGATGATGATATTATGAAATTCACTAACTCAACCGCAAAGGCAGCAGTACGTGATTATATTCAACAAGCAGTCGAAAAAAAGTTGATTGATAAATCTTGGTTAGAGAAATTTGATAATGGCACAATGACAAGTGGTGACTTTGAAGGATTGAAGATTATCATTTCACAACGTAGTGCTTAATAGTAAAAGCCCAGGTGCTCATTTTAACAGTGAGTACCTGGGCTTTTTTTGTTTATTCATCATACGGTCTGTACTTTTTTCGGAGTAATTCAAGTTCTTCTTTTTTCTCTAATATCATGCTTTTTAAAAACATTTTAGGCTGCTCTTTAACAGCTATTAACTTTCCGTCTTTAACTAATTTTCCAAGACGTACTTTGGATATATCTAAAATTTCAATCGCTTCAGCTGCAGATAACAATTCTTCATTTAAGAATTCAAGTAGTTCCTCAGTTGATTCAAATTTGTACTCCATTTAACTACCTCGCTTTTATCATAAATAGAATTAGTCTTATGATGTGAATTAAAATTGTGAATCCATACAGTGTAATTAATACATAATCTAATGTTGAAGGATTTTGAAAATCAACGTATGTGAGTATTATGACTGTGCTGGCTAATATTAAAGCAACATTTGCATAACCAAATCTTTTAAGCATTTTTTTCATACATGTAAGTGGATGTGATATAATTTGATTGAGAAGGAGGCGCTAACCTCCTTCCAGTGTTATTTGCGACGTTTCTTCTTTGCGGGGGAGCGTCGCTTTTTCTTTTTTCCTTGTGTCATGTCGTAAATGTCTTTCAAGCCTGAAGTGATGGCTTTGAATGTTGTTGCGACAAGTGCGACTGTTGCAAGGACTTTTTCAAATTCATCCAC